GAGCGGCCACCGCTACTACACCGGCCCGCGCCGCTGCTGGGTCTGGGAGTACACCGGCGGCGCGCTGCCCCGTACCGCTCCCGCCGGCGCCGAGTTCTACGACGCCTGACATGCCCCGGGGCGGCCGCTCGCTGCCAGGCATCCCGGCCGCCCCGGTCCCATCCCGAACCACGAGACGGAGACGCCATCATGGCACTCGGCTGGAAGAACCCACCCGCCCCCGACGACCCGAGGCTGAAGGGCCACGAGACGACCTACCAGGCGAGCCGGGGCGGCTGGCACAAGCCCCCGCAGCAGCCCACCCCCGGCACACCGAAGTCCCCTCGGTGAACGTGCGGTCAGCTCGGAAATCGAACGAGGCAGTCGTATGTGTTTCCGAAGAGCGTGTGAGCGTGACCCTTGCCCTGGATACTGGGAGGCATGGGATTCGCCGTCTTCATGACCCTGCCTGGACTGGTCATCGTGCTGACCGGGCTGGCCTTCGCTGATCAGCTGCTTCTGCGAGCCGGGCGAGCCGGGCTGCTGCCGTGGCGGAACAGCGCCAGGCAGGGGCAGATCTCAGCAACTGGCTTCGAGCAGCTTCATGCGAGCTTCTCCCCGGGCAAGCAGAGCGAACTGAAGGAGCGCCAGTCGGCGCTCATTCTGAGGGACGACGACGAGGACGGAGCGCCGCCGAACCGGACCATGGTGGACTTGGAGGGCGGAACAGCAGTCGTTCGGATGCCTCCTCCAGCTGGCCGGTAGGGCGAGCGCCAGCCTCGCGGTCCGGGTCATCGGTGCAGCATCGCGGGTTCAGACAGGTGAGGGCCAAGGAGAAGATGCTGCCCTTGTCTCTGGCGTGACGGCGTGCGTGCCTGATCCAGGCGAGAGACCGTTCGACGACCCAGCAGCGGGGCCGCTCCACGTGGGCCGGCCCGCCCCACGCGCCCCGGGAATTGCGTCGGCGCCCGCCCCGCTGGATGCGGGACGGGCGCCGGGCGCGTTGTTCAGCGGCGGTTCAAACGGCGCTGGTAGAGGCGGCTCCCCGCGACGAGGACCACCACCACCGCCCACGCGATCCACCACCCGCCAGCGGGACGGCCGAGTGCGGCCGCCACCGCCAGCGCGACGCCTCCGGCAGCGATGGCGATCACGTCGATGTACCGGACGAGAACCATGGTCTGGCTCCTTTCTGCTCTGACTGTCTGGCCGGTCTGGGATAATGGGGACCCCGGAGGGGGCGACTTACTCTCGCCCCCTCCGGTCTCTCACCGCCGGTGGCGTCCGCGACGCTTGGTGGCCTCGCGGGTGTACCAGACGGCGATCACGGTGCTCACCGCGCCGATCGCAGTGAAGACTGCTCCTGCGATCGTGGCGATGAAGGCCGCATCATCCCGGTTCATTCTCTGTCTCACCCCCTCTCCCTCTCGGTGTACCCCCATCTTATAGGGGGGTCTATAACTACGTCAAGGGGGGACTAGAAATCTTTCGGGGTCAGCCGTACCCTGAGCCCATGACCGACACACCCCCCCGCGACGACCAGGCACACACCGACCTCCGCACCCTCACCACCGCCTACGTAAACGCTGTACAGGCCCGCCTCCGCGAGATCCCCGACCCCATCGCCCGCGAGTACGCCGCCCGCCTCGTCCAGGAAGAACTCCTCCCCGACGTCGTGAAGCAGACCAAGCCGGTACGCGCCGAAGCCGTCAGCATCCTGAAGGAGGGCCGGACACTGAAGGAGGTCGGCAGCCTGACCGGCCTCTCCATCGCCCGGGTCGACCAGCTGCTCAAGGGGAAGTGAGCCCCGCTCGCTGGCGCATCATGGGGCGTATGGACCCCCTGTACGCCCCGCCCGGCCACCTCACCACCCGCCAGACCGCCCAGCTCCTCGGCATCGCCCCCGACAGCGTCCGCCAGCTCGTCCGCCGCNGCCACCTCACCCGCGCCGGCGGCACCCAGCGCCATCCGCACTTCGCCGCCCGCGACGTCGCCGCCCTCTACGCCACCCGTCGTGCGCAGGCCGCCGCTTGACCGCAGGTCAGAGACCTGTCACGATCGCGGTGAACACCTGTGCCCGCAGACGGCACCGGAGGACACCCGAGGCCCCGCCTACCAGCGGGGCCTTCTGCGTTCGCTGACCGGCGACGGCGCGGAGGAGGGGTAGCGGCCCTCAGCGTCCAGGACGGGAGCCTGGCCGCACTGTCGCCCACCACCCGAGGCCCTGCCACCGGCGGGGCCTTCCGCATGCCTGGAGGCACGCCATGCCAACCCAGACCGAGGCCCCCCGCACCGCCGCCGAAGCTGCGCATCTCCTCGCCACCCAGGGCGCCCACGTCCACATCGTCAGCGAGGGACACGGCACCTGCCTGGAGGGCACCTGCAACCTCCTGCCCACCCTCCCCACCCCCCGGTAGCCCCCAGGCAGCCACGCGGGGCCCAGCGGAACCACGATCACGGAACGGCCACACCAACCCCACCCGGCCCCCACGACCGGCATGATGCTGCCCACGACCGCGCGCCCTTGGGGGGACCATGAGCAGCAGCTACCGCGACATCCAGACCGCCGTGAGAACCGAGAAGCTCCGCATCTGGTTCGCCTGGGCCTCGGGCACGATCATCCTGCTGATCATCGCCAACGGCACCAAGGACGTCCGCATCCTCAGCGTCATCACCCAGGTGCTCCTCGTCGTCGGCTTCATCGCCCTCACCGTCGCCCTCTTCCGCATGACCGGAGCCCTCAACCGCAAGGCCGCCAAAGCCCGCCGCGAGATCCTCGGAGACGACTGACCACCAGGAGGAGGCGCCCGTGACCGGCAACTCCCGCAACGGGCGCCCCTACCGCCGCCTCACCATCTGGCAACGCGCCCTCGGCCTCCCCTGCTGGCTCTGCGGCGGCGAGATCGCCTACTGGATCACCGGCCCCGAAGCCGGGCGGCACCCCGAGGCGTTCACCCTCGACCACGCCGTCCCCCTCTCACACGGCGGCGACCTCCTCGACCCCGCCAACGCCCGCACCGCGCACCGCCGCTGCAACAGCGCTCGCGGCAACCGCACCACCACCCGGAAACCCACACGCTCCTCACGGAGGTGGTGACCGGATGATGCGCACGCTGCTGCACCGCCTGGCCCGCCGCTGCCCGACCCACGACCGGGCCTCATACGCCGTGACGTCCCGTCTGGAGCGGTAGCTCGGCCACCATGGTGTACCTCGGCCCTCTGGGACCCCTGCCGCCCATGGCGAGCCGCTCCGGGTGCGTGCACGAGCCGCCGCTGGACCCCCGCTGGGAGTGGGTCGAGTCCCCGGCCTACGGCGGCCCGGCGGAGTACATCCGCGGCGCCTGCCGGCACGTGGCTCCGGTCGAGGTCCGCGCCACGGTGACGGACGAGGTCGTCGCCCACCTCTGCCCCGACTGCGACCTCCAGCTCCCCGCCGAATGGAAGCCCGCCGCCCGGAGGTGACAGCCCGTGCTCTACGTCGTCACCGGCCCGCCCGCCGCCGGCAAGTCGAGCTGGATCGAGGCCCGTGCCCGGCCGACCGACATCGTCATCGACCTCGACCGCATCACCCTGGCCCTCACCGGCCCCGGCGCCGCCCAGTGGGCCCAGTACCCCGTGGCCATGAAGGTCGCCCACCGCGCCCGGTACGCGGCCATCGACGAGGCGCTCAAGCACGTCGACCAGGTCGACGTGTACCTGATCCACACCATGCCCAGCACCAAGTGGCTGGCCCGCTACCGCAGCCACGGGGCGGAGGTGGTGGCGGTGGACCCGGGACGGGAGATCGTCATGCAGCGGATCGCCGACATGCGTGCGCCAGGACTGCAGGCCGTCGCCACCCGTTGGTACGCGCAGCGGTCGAAGCAGCGCGCGACACGGAGCGTCACCCGCCAGTCCTCGCGCGCCTGGTAGCTCCGGCAGGCCCGGGCCGGGCCCGGCGGGCCCCGGTCACCGGCGGTGCCTGCCGGTGGTGACACTCCGGCACCGCCCGGACCGGCGCCACGCTCGGTGACGGAACCGGCCGCGTCGGTCACGTTCCGTGCTGGCACCGGACGTCGGGGGTCGAGGGGAGGGGGGCCCTTGGTCATCGTGGATTTCGGAGCCCGGGCGACCCAAAAGCCCTTGTCGCCCGTTTTTTTGCGCGGCGCTATTCATCGCGAACTCAGTCCGACTGAATTAGTGACTAATCACCGCGAACCGGGTTCGACCGAATTAGTGGCCGTCACTCTGCGTGATGTGACTCTGTGTGATGGTCGGGGTGGTCATGAGCGTTGCCGACAAGATCGCCGCCGAGCTTGACGCTCTCCACGCGGATGAGACATCGCCCGGCATGGCGGCCGTCGCCCTCGACCTCGCCAACGCGATCGACAGCACGAACGTCCCCGGCGCGAAGGCGCAGGCGGCCCACCAGCTCCGGGCGATCATCGCTGACCTGCGGCGTCTGGCCCCCGTCGAGGCGAAGGGGGACGCGGTCGATGACATCGCTGAGCAGCGAGCGAAGCGCCGGGCGGCTGCCCGCGAGCAGGCCGGCGGCTGACGGCCTGCTGACCGGCTGGCAGACGCCGCCGATCCAGACCGCGCCACCGTCCGTGACCAGCGCCGGGCAGGAGGCCATCGACCTGGCGGCCAAGGCCGGGCTGAGGCTGGACCCGTGGCAGCAGCACGTCCTGCGGGTCGGCATGGGCGAGACCCCGGACGGGTCCTGGGCCTCGTTCGAGGTCGGGGTCAACGTCCCCCGCCAGAACGGCAAGGGTGGGATCATCGAAGCCCGGGAGTTGTGGGGCCTGTTCATCGGCGGCGAGGAGCTGATCCTTCACTCCGCGCACGAGTTCAAGACGGCGAAGAACGCCTTCCGCAGGATCGAACGCCTCATCAAGGGGTGCCCTGACCTGCACAAACGCGTCAAGCGGTACTGGCAGACCACCGGCGAGGAGAGCATCGAGCTGCACGGCGGGCAGATGCTGCGGTTCATCGCCCGGTCGAAGGGCAGCGGGCGAGGGTTCAGCGGCCACTGCAACGTGATGGACGAGGACATGATCCTCGGGGACAACGAGATGGACGCGCTGCTGCCGACGATGGCCGCCATCGAGGACCCGCAGATCTGGTACCTGGGCAGCGCGGGCATCGGGGCGCCCTCCGTGCAGCTCGGCAGGCTGCGGCGCCGCGCGCTCGCCGCGATCGAGGCCGGCACCCCCGACCCGTCCCTGGCGTACTTCGAGTGGTCCGCCGACCCGCACGTCAAGGAGTGCCCGACCGGCTGCGACGCCCACGACGACGCGGCCTCCGACGAGGCAGTCCTGAAGTCGAACCCTGCGGTCGGGTACCGGCTCACGCTGGAGAAGATCCGCAACGAGCGGGCCACCATGAGCCCCACCGGCTACGCCCGTGAGCGGCTCGGCGTTGGCGACTACCCCTCCGACGAGGCCGACGCCTGGCAGGTCATCGGCAAGGACGCCTGGGATGCCCTGGCCGACCCGGACAGCCAGATGGAGGACCCCGTCGCGTTCGCCCTCGACGTGACCCCGGAGCGCAGCCACGCGAGTATCTGCGCCGCCGGCCGCAGCGGCACGGCGGACCACGTCGAGGTCATCGACAACCGGCCCGGGACGGACTGGGTGGTCAAGCGGGCCCGGGAGCTGACGGAGAAGTGGGGCCCGCGGTGCTGGGTCGTCGACCTGGGCAGTCCGGCCGGCGCGCTGATCCGGGACCTGACGAAGGGGCTCCAGGTCGACCCGGACGAGGAGCCCGAGGGCGACGAGGAGCCGCGGCTGCTCGCGCCGGTCGTGCAGATGAAAACGAGGGACGTCGTGGAGGCCGTCGGCCAGTTCTACGACGCGGTGGCCGCGTCCGGGATCAGGCACCTCGACCAGGCGCCGCTGGCGACGGCGCTCGCGGGCGCCCGCAAGCGGCAGCTCGGGGATGCGTGGGCGTGGGCCCGGCGCGGGGTCGGGGTGGACATCACGCCGCTGGTGGCCGGGACGAACGCCCGGTGGGGGCTCTCGGTGGAGATCGAGGAGCCGGAGGAGGAGGTGGAGCCATGGGTGGACTTCGGCTGACGACGGAGGGCCGGGCCCGGGCCGGTGTGGGCGGCGGCGGGCTGCTGATCACGGCCGGGATCGGCCTGGGGGCCGGGCTGGCCGCCGCACTCATCACGGGAGGGGTCCTGCTCGCCGCCTACTGCCTGTTCTTCACGGACGTCGGGCCCGGGAGCCGGGACGGGGGTGAGGACCGGTGAGGAGCCTGTGGCGCGCAGTACGCGACCGCGGCGAGGAGCGGGCGGCGATCGCCACGATCGACGACTACGCGATGGCCCTCCAGGAGGCCCTGGGCTACGGCGGCTGGTCGGCGCTCGGCATCACCCAGACGCAGCCCGGCCAGGCCGCGGAGAAGGCCCCGGGGGACCTTCCCGGGTACGCGCAGCTCTTCGCGACCAACCCGGTGATTTGGTCGTGCATGACCGCCCGGCAGATGGTGTTCTCCTCGCCCCGGTTCATCTGGCAGCGCCTCAACAGCGGCATTCCCTCGGAGATGTTCGGCTCGCAGGAGCTGCGGCTCCTGGAGGAGCCGTGGAAGGGCGGGACGACGCAAGGGCTGCTGTCGCGGGTCATCCAGGACGCCGACCTGGCCGGCAACGCCTACTGGACACAGGTCGAGGACGAGCTGGTGCGGCTGCGACCGGACTGGGTGTACATCGTCCTGGAGCGCCGGGAGTACCGCGGCGGCGTCCTCGGCTGGCACAAGCTCGGCTACGTGTACCAGGAGCCCGGCGAGGAACCGGTCCCGCTGCTCCCGGAGGAGGTGGCGCACTTCGCGCCGGTCCCGGACCCGCTGGCGACGTACCGGGGGATGTCGTGGCTGACGCCGGTCGTCCGGGAGGCCCAGACGGACGGGCTGATGGCCCGGCACAAGGCCAGGTTCCTGGAGAACGCGGCGACCCCGAACATGGTCGTCCGCCTGGCGCGCGAGGTGAGCCCGGAGGCGTTCGCGAAGTTCAAGGCGAAGATGGAGGCCAACCACCGCGGCGTCGAGAACGCCTACAAGACGATGTACCTGGGCGGCGGAGCGGACGTCACCGTCGTCGGCTCCGACTTCAAGCAGCTCGACTTCGCGAAGGTCCAGGGCGCCGGGGAGACCCGCATCGCGGCCGCCGCGGGCGTTCCGCCGATCATCGTCGGGCTGTCCGAGGGACTCCAGGCCGCCACGTACAGCAACTACGGCCAGGCCCGCCGCAGGTTCGCGGACGGCACGATCCACCCGCTCTGGCAGGACGTGGCCGGGTCCTTCGGCCTGCTGGTCCGCCCGCCCGGACGCAGCACGTCGGGCGCGGTCCGGCTCTGGTACGACGCGCGGGACGTCCCGTTCCTCCGGGAGGACGCGAGGGACGCCGCCGAGATCCAGGGCGTGCAGTCCCGCACGATCCGCACGCTCCTGGACGCCGGGTACACCCCGGAGTCCGTCACCGCGGCCGTCAACGCCTCGGACTGGAACCTCCTGGTCCACACCGGGCTGTTCTCCGTGCAGCTCCAGAGGCCCGGCGCGGGCGGTCCGCAGCCGGACCCCGCCCGGGCGCTGGCCGCAGCACGCCAGGACGCCATCCGACCCATCGAGGGGAGGGCCTGAGATGCCCGCCATGCAGATGGCCGCCCGTGAACTCCTGCGGTCGGCCCCGTTCCAGCTCACCCGCGCCGACGGCGACGAGGAGGGCGACGGCCGGACCCTTACCGGCTACGCCGCGCTCTTCGGCGTCGACACCGAGATCAACTCGTGGGAGGGCCAGTTCACGGAGAAGATCCGCAAGGGCGCCTTCCGCAAGACCATCCGCGAGCAGACCCCGGTCCTCCAGTTCGACCACGGCCGTCACCCGCTCATCGGGAGCATCCCGATCGGCGCGATCAGCGACCTGCGCGAGGACGACCAGGGCCTCCACGTCGAGGCCCGCATCACCGACAACTGGCTGATGCAGCCGATCCGGGACGCGATCGCCGAGGAGACCGTCAACGGCATGAGCTTCCGCTTCGAGGTCGTGCGCGAGGAGTGGCGCGACGTCAACGGCAAGCTGGTCAAGCCGGAGGAGGTCTACGACCTGCTCTGGATGCCGGGCGACCGCGGGCCGCTCCAGCGCGAGCTGATCGAGCTGAAGTGCCGCGAACTGGGTCCCGTCGTCTTCCCGGCCTACGCGGGCACCAGCGTGTCCGTGAGGGCCCGGGACATGGCCGCCGGCCTCGCCGTCGACGACACGATGGCCCGCCAGATCCGCGCCTCCCTGGCGCGCGACGCCGCGACCGCGGCGCCGCAGGTACCCGACGACCCGCAGCTGCGCCGCGAGGTCGCCACCGCGCTGCTCTACCAGCAGCCCGCCCCCCAGACCCCCGAGGCCGCGCCGCTCCCCGCGGAGCACCCGGACCCCGCCCGCACCACCGGCGCGCCGGCCACCGACGGCCACCCGCCGACCCCGACACCCGACGCGCCGCCCGCCGCAGGGCACCCGTCGCCCGACCCGGACACCGTCCGCCGCCGAGCCCAGATCGCAGAGGTCCGGGGCCTGATGCGCGGCGTCCTGGAGTCCATCACCGACAAGGACGACTGACATGCCCGTACAGCTGAGCCACCCGCAGGCGGTCATCCGCCTCCAGGACATCACCGCCGAACTGGAGCGTCTCGAAGGGCTGGAGACGCTGACCGCCGAGGACGAGCAGTCCTTCGACGAGCTGACCCGCGAGTTCGCCGAGGTCGACGCCCACCGGCGCCAGCTTGAGCGCACCGCCGCGCTCCAGCGGATCCGCGGCGCCGCCCCGGCCGGCGGGGGCCGCCGCCCGGCCGCCGCTACCACCATCCAGCCCGGGACCGCGTTCAGCGGCCGGGACTACGACTCCGACCCGATCCTCAACCCGGACAGCGTGGAGGACCGCCGGTTCCGCAACCCCTGGGACCTGTCCGAGGTCCGCACCTTCGGCCGGTCGACGGAGGAGGTCGGCCAGGAGCTGCGGGCCCGCGCCCTGTCCGCCGTCGAGAAGATGTCCGCCGCGACCGACCACATCCGGTCGGCGGCCACGGGCATCATCGAGTCCTTCGACGACAAGAAGGGCACCCTCGCCCGCATGTGCCTGGCGACCTCGTCGCCGGAGTACCTGCGGGCCTGGTCGAAGCTCGCCTCGGGCCGGGGCAACCTGATGTCCCCGGATGAGCAGAAGGCGCTGGAGCGGGCCATGTCCCTGACCGACGCGGAGGGCGGCTACCTCGTCCCGTTCCAGCTCGACCCCACCCTGATCATCACCAGCGCCGGGTCCCGCAACCAGATCCGGCAGGCCGCCCGGACCGTGGTCGCCACCGGCGACGTCTGGCACGGCGTCTCCGCCGGAGCGGTCCAGTGGCGGTGGGCCGACGAGGCGTCCGAGGCCGGGGACAACGCCCCCGCCTTCGGGCAGCCGACCGTCCCCGTCCACAAGGCGGATGGATTCGTGCCCATCTCCATCGAGGCGATGAGCGACGCGGAGAACGTCACCATGGAGGTCGGCCGCCTGCTGGCCTTCGGCAAGGACGTCCTGGAGGCCGGGGCCTTCATCAGCGGCACCGGCGTCAAGCAGCCCACCGGCATCGTCACCGCGCTGGCGGGCACCGCGAGCGAGGTCGACCCGGCCACCCCGGAGACCTTCGCCTCGGCGGACATCTACGCGATGGACGGCTCCCTCGCCGCACGCTACCGCGCCAACTCCTCGTGGATGGCCAACCGGAGCATCTACAACCTGGTCCGCCAGTTCGACACCCAGGGCGGTGCGGACCTCTGGGAGCGGATCGGCGCGGACGTGCCCGCCCAGCTCCTGGGACGCCCGGCCCTGGAAGCGGAAGCCATGGACTCCAGCTTCAACCCGGCCGCCGCCGGGGACAACCGCATCCTCGTCTACGGAGACTTCGAGCACTACGTCATCGCCGACCGCATCGGCATGACGGTCGAGTTCCTGCCGCACCTGTTCGGCGCGAACCGCCGGCCGACCGGCCAGCGCGGCTGGTACGCCTGGTACCGCGTCGGCGCCGACTCGGTGAACGACGACGCGTTCCGGATGCTCAACGTCGAGACCACCGTCTGACCCACCAGTGCCTGCCGCGGGCCCCGCCTTCCGACTCCGAGGCGGGGCCCGCGGCATGCCCAGAGAGGAACAAGCCCATGGCACTGCGGTGCAAGAAGTCCTTCTCCGCCTACGTCAACGGCGCCCCCCGCGTCGTCAAGACCGGGCAGCTCGTCCCGGACGACGACCCGATCGTGAAGGGCCGGGAGACGTCCTTCGAGTCCGTCGACGCCCACCTGGCCGCCCGCCGGCCGCGCGTCGAGCAGGCGACGGCCGACCCCGGCCAGCCCCGGGACCTCACCCCGCCCGCCCCGCCCGCGGACCCCGGCCCCCCGCCGCCGGCCCCCGACACCCCGCCCGCGACCCCCGAACCGAACCCGGCTCCGGGCCCGGCCGGTGACAGCAAGCCCCCGGCCCGGCGCGGCCGGGGCCGCACGGCCAAGTAGGGCGCGGTGCCCGTCGACCTCGGCGCCACCGTGCGCCTGACCGCAGAGTGCCGGGACCCGGGCGGCCTCCCCGTCACCGCCGCCTCCGCCGCCGTGACCATCACGCTCCCGGACGGCACCGCCGCCACCCCGCCCGCCGCCGAGGACCCGGCCGCCCCCGGCACCTACCACGCGGACCACGTCACCACGCTGTCCGGCCGGCATACCGTCCGCTGGACCTGGACCGGCCCGGCTAGCTCCTACACGGACGTCTTCGACGTCCAGGAGGAGACGCCCCCGGCGATCCTGTCGCTGGCGGACGCACGCCAGCACCTCAACCTGAACAGCCACAAGGACGACGGCGAGGTCAGGTTCTGGATCACGGCCACGACCCGCGCGGTGGAGCACTTCGTCGGGCCCGTCCTGGTCCGCGAGTTCACCGAGCGGCACACCGTCCGCAACGCGGCGGCCGTCGTCCTGCGGCGGACCCCGGTTGTGGCCGTGACCGCCGTCGACTCCGTCCTGAGCGGCACGGCCGCCTACCCCGTCGACGCCCTCGACATCGACCCGGACACCGGCGAGCTGGTCCGCCTGGACGGCGGCTGGATCTCGGGACGGCTCCTGATCACCTACCGCGCAGGCCGCGCGGTCATCGCGGAGAACATCCTCGGCGCCGCCCGGATCATCCTCCAGCACCTCTGGGAAACCCAGCGCGCCAGCCGCGGCGCGGTCCCCGGCAGCAGCCAGGACTACGCGGTCACCGAGCCGATCCCCGGCCTCGGCTACGCCATCCCCAACCGGGCCCTCCAGCTCCTGGAGCCGGACCGGCTTCCCCCTGGAGGCGAGTAGTGGGCTCCCGAGTACCCGAGATCATCGACGCCCTGGTGACGCTGGCCCGGGCCGACCCCGGCCTGGCCGACGTGCGCGTGACGGACGGCCCGGAGCTGACCGGCGACAGCGACCGCGAATGGCTTGTCGTCGGCTTCGACGGCGACCCCGAGGGCGACTACGAGGCAGCCCAGACCGTGGGCGGCTGGGCCGACCTCGGCGGCGGCGGCGAGGAGGAGTTCCAGATCCCCGTGGCGGCCCTGGTGATGAGCGGAGACACGGACGTCGTGGCCCTGCGCCGCAGGGCCTACGCAATCGCGGACCACGTCGAGACGTGGCTGCACGCGAGCCCCGGTCTCGGGCTGGAGTCGGTGGAGGCCCAGATCGCCGGGACCCAGCTCGTGCAGGACCAGACCAGCCGAGGCGCGCGGGCCCGGCTGGTGCTGACCGTCGCCGGCCGCGCCTTCACCTACTGAGAGGGACATATGCGGGCATCCATTCCGTTCGAGGAGGTCGCCGCCTTCGTCGAGAGGCTCGGCGCCGACCTCATGAACGTGGCCTCCGTGGAGATCTCGCCCACCTGCGTGACCGTGACCGAACTCCGGCGCGACGAGAACGGGCGACGGTTCTCCGTAGGCACCAGGGCGGCAGCGGTCGTCACCGACATCCGGATAGAGAGGGGCACGTCGTGAGCGTGCGGATGCGACACAAGGACCTGGACCGGGAGATCGAGGTACCGGACATCTCGGTCACGCACTACGAGCGGTCCGGGTGGAAGCGGGTCGAGCCCGAGCCCCCGGCCCCGGGCGGAGAGACAGCAGCGGCCCCGGCCGCGGAGATGCCGGCGGCACCGCGCCGCCGACGAGAGGGAGGGACCTGACCATGGCAACACCGATCCAGGCGGCCAAGCGGTACTACCGGCGCGGACGGTCGAAGGTGCTCTGGGTACCGACGATCCAGAACAAGCAGGCCCCGACGAGGGCGGAGCTGGACGCGGGTACGGCGCTGGAGGGCGAGACCGGGGCGATGCAGGGGTGGCAGACCACCTCCGGCACGGTGCCCACCCCGGCGCTCGGCAGCCGGTTCACGCCGGTGGTCGGCGGTGAGATCACCGCGGCCGACAGCTCGCTGACGTTCTGGGCGTCCCGTGACGCGGACGACGTGCGCACGCTGCTGGTCCGCGAGGCCGACGGGTTCATCGTGTGGATGGACGAGGGCGACGTCCCGACCCAGACCATGGACGTCTTCCCCGTCACCGTCACCTCCCAGGCCAAGATCCGGGAGCTGGACCAGGCGGCGCAGATCATGTGCCAGTTCGCGATCACGAGCGAGCCCGCCGAGAACGTCGCCATCCCGGCCGCCGCAGGCGGAGGCGGCTGACCGATGGCGGGCAGTGTGCAGATCCTCGGCACGGGCCAGCTCCTGAACCTGTCCCGGCGGATGCGCACGGCGGGCGGCCCGCGGCTCCGGCAGAACTTCTCCCGCCGGGTCCGCCGGGCCGCCGAGCCGCTGCACCGGGACCTGCAGCGGGCGCTCCGGACCCAGTCCCTCGCCAGCGAGGGCCGCAAGGCGGGGAAGCGCGGCGGCCCCTCGCCCACCACCCGGCCGCTGCGGTCCACCCTCGCCGGGGCGGTCCGGATCAGTGTCCGGTCAGGCGCGGCGCCCGGCGCCCGTATCTGGATCGACAAGGGCCGCCTGCCGCCCGACCTGCGGAACATGCCCTGGGTGATCGACCAGGGCAGGGTCCGCCACCCCGTGTTCGGCAACCGGCGGCGGTGGGCGACGCAGTGGGCCCGGCCGGCGGGCTGGTGGACGAAGACCGTGCAGACCGGGACCCCGCGGATGCGGGCCGAGATCGAGCGGGTCCTGGGCGACGTGCGCCGGGACCTGGAGTAGGAGGACCAGTGATCATTTCGTTCACGCAGGACGACGGGACCGTGGAGCGCCTGTCGACCGACGACCTGTCCGCCCGGGAGGCCGCCGCCATCGAGGAGGCGCTCGGAGATGTGCAGTGGACCCGGGTCGAGGCCCTGCTCCAGCTCCAGGACCCGACGGCGATGCTCGCCACCGTGTGGGCGTTCCGGCGCCGTACCGACCCGGAGCTGGTGTTCGGGGACTTCGACGTTCCCGGCTTCAAGCGTCGGCTGAAGGTCCGGATCACCCGCGAGGAGATCGAGGACGCGCTGACCAACCTGATGGTCCAGGCGCTGAGCACGCAGGCCGAGGACACCCAGATCGACGTCCTCACCCCGCACCTGCGGAAGCTCGCGGACGACCCGGCCGATGTGGACGCCGCTCTCGACGGGCTGGGAAAAGGCCACCTGGCGAACCGCCGCCAGGTCTCCGGGGACTGATCGAGCAGTACGAGCCGCTGCTGATGCACTACCTGCACATGCAGCCGTCCGAGATCGACCGCCTGTCCGCTCGCCGGTTCCTCCGGCTGGTGGCCTGGCTCGACCAGCATCTGGCAGCAGGGAGGTGAGCAGCCGTGCCCCGCCTCACCTTCACCCTGACCGGCCGGGACGAGCTGACCCGGGTCCTGAACAACACCGGCGACAGCGCGGACCGGCTGCGGCTGCGGATGGCCGGGATCGTCCGGGCCTCCGACGGCAGCCTGCGCACCCTCCAGGGGCAGGCGCTCACCACGGACGAGGCGCTGCGCCGTCTCGACGCCACCGCCGGCGGCACCCGCACCAGCTTCACGTCCCTGAGCGACGCCGGGGACAAGCTCGGCGAGTCGATCAAGTCCAACCTGATCAGCCTGGCCCCGGCGGTCATCCCGATGGCTGCGGCCCTCGCCAGCTCGGCCGCCGCCGTCGCCGGGGCCCTGGGCGCCGGGGCGGTCGCCGCCGGTGCCTTCGGCCTGGCGCTGGGCCCGCAGATCGGGAAGATCGGCGAGGCCGCCCAGGCCCAGACCAAGTGGGAGGAGGCGCTCGCCACTTCGGGGCGGGGCAGCGCCGAGGCCGGGCAGGCGGCCCTCGACTACCAGCGGGCGCTGGCCTCCCTGCCGCCCGCGACGCGGGAGGCCGCCGTCGCCGTCGGCCTGCTCAGGTCCTCCTACGACGAGTGGTCCGACAGCCTCTCCGGCGACGTGATGGCCCCGCTCACCAAGGGCGTGGCCATCGCCAACGCCCTGCTGCCCAAGACGACCGGCCTGGCCCGGGGCGCGGCCGGGCAGGTCGACCGCCTGATGACTCTGCTCGGCGGCGCCGTGTCGACGCCCGGCTTCGACGCCATGAACCAGCGGTTCGAGGAGTACGCCACCGGGACCCTGGACCGCGGCATCGACGGCCTGACCCGCTTCCTCGCCAAGCTCGACGCGGGCGAGTACCAGGGCGGACCCCTGGCCGAGTTCTTCGACTACTCCCGCGAGGTGGGGCCGGAGGTCTGGGAGACGCTGGAGAACGTCGGCGAGGCCCTGGTGCACGTCCTGGACGCCGGGGCCGACGTCGGTGTCGGCATGCTCGACGTCGTCAACGTGCTGACCGGGATCGCGTCCGCGGTCCCGCCCGAGGCCCTCGCCACCCTCCTGCAACTGGCCATCGCCATCAAGGCGGTCAAGCTCGCGGCGGTCGGCGCGGACGCCGCCCGCGCGGTCCTCGCGCAGCTCGGCGTGCAGATCGGCGTCATGTCCGCCGCCGCGCGTACCTCGTCGACGTCGCTGGGCGCGGCGACGGCGGCGGTCGGGGCCCTGTCCCGCGGCGCGAAGCTGGCGATGGCGGGTACCGGTATCGGGCTGCTGCTGGTCGGGCTGGACATGCTGACGTCCGGCAGCGAGAAGCCCAAGCCGAACGTTGACCGGCTGACGACGTCGCTGACGGAGCTGGCCGAGTCGGGGCGGCTCGGCGGTGAACTGGTCCGCGCCTACGGGGATGACCTGAGCGGGCTCGCCGACGCCTTCCAGAAAGTCGTGGACCCGCAGGGCCTGGACCAGGTCCAGCAGTCCATCATCGGATTCTTCGGGGCCGACAGCACGCCGGTGAAGGAGGCCAAGGAGAACGTCGACGCGCTCGACAAGGCTCTGGCCGGCATGGTGTCGGGCGGCCGGGCCGACCTCGCGGCCGAGGCCCTCACGTACCTCACCGAGGAGACGAGCGCGCATGGCCTGTCCGTGGACGAGGTCCGCGGGAAGCTCGACAACTACCAGGAGGCGCTCGCCGGGCAGGCCCTTGAGCAGCGCCTCGCCGCCGCGAGCATGGGCATCTTCGGGGACCAGGCCATCGCGGTGCAGGCCCAGCTCGACGCGCAGAAGCAGTCCGCCGACGGGCTGCGGCAGAGCATCCTCGCCCTGAACGACGCCAACCGGTCGGCCTACGACGCGCAGATCGGGTTCGAGGCGAGCATCGACGCGCTCACCGAGTCCTTCGAGAAGAACGGCTCGACCCTCGACCTGAACACCGAGAAGGGCCGGGCCAACGGCACGGCCATGTCCGCCGCGGCGAAGGCCCACGACGAGATGCTGGCCTCCGGCCTGGCGGCCGGTGAGTCGCTGGGCAGCATGTCGAAGAAGAGCGACGAGCTGCGCGAGAAGATGCTCAAGCTCGCCGAGGCCACCGGCCTGTCGGACAAGGAGGCCGCCGACTACGTCAACACCCTGCTGGGCGTGCCCAGCGAGATCAAGACGACGATCCAGGCCGAGCGGCAGGAAGCCCTGGCCGGGCTGCGGGAAGTCGAGTCGGCGATCAACGACACGCCGTCCGCAAAAGAGGTCACGGTCAAGACGCTGTCCGCGGCGGCCATCAAGGCGCTGGAGGCTGTCGGCCTCAAGACCCGCACCCTGCCCGACGGGCAGACCGAGGTGTATGCGGCCACCGGCGTCGCACTGGGCAGCATCGCCGCCGTCGAGACCGCGATCCAGAAACTCGACGGCGACACCGCGAACACCTACACCAACAACTACGTGCGCACCTACTACGACGCGGTCCAGCGGCAGACGCACGGCCGGACCAGCGCGCAGATGGGCCGGGCGCAGGGCGGCCTGGTCGGCGGGTACGCGGCCGGCGGGCCCGTGCAGGTCGCTCCCGACGGGCTGCTCAGCGGCCCCGGGACCGGGACGTCGGACAGCATCCTGGCGATCTTCGCCAGCGGCGCAGTCGCCCGGGTCTCGAACGCCGAGTTCGTGGTGAACGCCGCGGCGACCCGCAAACACCTGCCGCTGCTCACGGCCATCAACAACGGGATCGGCGGGTTCGCCGGCGGGGGCCAGATCGGCGGCGCCGCGTTCCGCTACGCGCCGACCGCGCCGTCGGCCGCGCAGCTCTCCCTGTCCACGGTGTCCGGCTGGTACGACCAGGACGTGCAGCGTCTCAAGGACGCCTGGACCAAGCTGAACGAGGCGCTCCGCGACCAGGCGAAGAAGAGCACGGCGGCGACCCGGAAGGCGGTGGCGGATGCCCAGCGGGCGGTGAACGCCGCGGACAAGGCGCTCGGCCTGCGGGCCGGGAGCAAGGTCTCCGGGTTCAGCCTGACCGGCT